AGATATGGCATTATGCGTAGAGTTTTAGGCGGAAAATCTAATTGGCACATCTATGATTTAGAAAGAGCAAGAGCTGACAATGTTTTTTATTTCAGCGAAATGTGTGAACTTTATCATATGAGAATGTTCCCAACCTTAAAAAGATGTATTCAGCATATTGATATGTGGGCAGACGAGTCAGGCAACTTGTAATATCAACGGGGGCAACAGCCCCCTTGCTTTCTTTTTAACAACGAGTTAACACTAAGAAAAAACGGAGTTAACAAATGGAACTAAAACAAATCGGTCCAAGGTTACGCAAAGAAGTTTACGAATTTCTTTGCAAGGATTGTGAGAATTTGAGAATGAGCCAGTCCCAACTTATCGAGATGTTAATAATAAAATATGGAAGGGACAAAGGGCATGAGTTCAGCATTAACATTGGGGATTGATTGCGGCTACCGAACTGGCGGCGTCGCGCTAGTCGGAGACGACTGGCAGGAAGTTCACGACTTACCGGTGTACAGCGAAGGCGGCGTGGATGTCGTTGCGCTGATGGACATATTAACAAGCGCAGATGTAGACCACATTTACATCGAGCGACAACAGGCGATGCCAAAGCAGGGCGTCAGCTCTACGTTTAAACTTGGCTTCGGCTTCGGGCAGATCGTCACGACGGCGGCGTTAAGCCGTTCTCCGTATACGCTTGTAACCCCAAACAACTGGAAGCGCAGCTTGAACCTGCCGAAAGATAAAGACGCAGCTCGACGGCTCGCGCAGCAATGGTTTCCGATGTTGGCGTCGGATCTGAAACGAAAGAAAGACGAGCACCGCGCCGAGGCGCTGCTCATTGCGCTCTACGGGAGGGGAAGAACGTGAGTATCAATAACACAATGTCAAACGCCGAGTACCACCTCAGTGACGCTCTGAGCGCGTCTGGCGCTAAGACAATTGCCATGAAATCACTGGCACACTTTAAGTACGGCGAGTATAAACACAATCACGCTTTTGATATGGGTACGTCTGTCCATACGCTAACGCTCGAGCCGCATCTCAAGAAGAGCGTCTGGTGTGGTCCCGAGACGCGACGAGGCAAGGAGTGGACAAGCTTAAAAGAGAAAGCCGATGCCGAAGGCGCAATATTGTTGACAGACGCAGACTACAAGCAGGCCGTGAAAATGGCCGAGGCAGTGCGAAGCAATCCGGCAGCCGCAGACTTGTTGTCAGGAGATCTGGCGGTTGAGGCAAGCGTCTTCGCGCATGACAGCATCTACGATGTAGACATACGATCACGCCCAGACGGGTGGCGTAAGGACATTGCGGCGCTGATCGACTTGAAGACGACAGTTGATCCGAGCCCAGAAGGCTTTGCCCGTCAGGTGGCCAACTTTGGCTACCACATACAAGATCAATTTTACCGACGTGTAATGACGTTGAACGGGGTCGAGATTGACCGGTTCATATTTATTGCGGTAGGTAAGGAGGCTCCCTACGCAGTGGGAGTATACGAACTCGACTGGCGCACGCTCGAAGAGGGCAACGCGGCGGTTAAGTACGCGCTTGAGCAATACGCGACGGCGCAAAAGAGCGGCGTATGGGGTTACGGTTACGGGGAGTTGCAAACTCTCCAGATACCGCCATATGCTTTTAAATTTTCGGCAAACTAGTCAAGGAGACACATATGCCAATTTCATTTGGATCTGCGGAGAGTACCGCATCATCAAACTTTATTCGCTCAAATCTGCCACAGAATAAGTGGTGGGTGAAAGCCGAGGGAGGCGACGAGCCCATTGATATGGAGAAGGGTTTTGCCATCGACATCAAAAACGTTGCCTTCGGGTGGCTGCACATCGATGTCGGCGTAAGAGACTGGCAGGCGTGGCCTAGCCCGTCGCAGTCAACGCCAAGACCTAGCGATAGCCACAAGCAAGGCTTCGAGGTAGACTGTTGGCTCTCAGACGGCCGTGAGGCGTCTATGAGCGGCAACTCATACGGTTTGGGTCAGTTTATCGCCAAAGTGTATAACCAAGCTGAGACGGCTCCCGAGTTCGCCGCAGGCAAGATACCGGTAATACAAGTTACCAGTTCGACGCCTGTAGTGGTTGGCAAGGGTACGTCATACGACATTGGGTTTAACATCCGCACATGGATCGACAAGCCCGAAGCGAAACCGGAGGTTGTTGGTTCTCCTCCGGCTGCGGTGGGGGCTACTCCTCCAAGTGCTCCGCCGACCGCCTCAACTGAAACCGACTTCGGTTTTAACTAGGGGCAAGCGACGCCTCGAAACGTAGTTCCACCTTCAGTGGTTGTCACGAGGCGTCGCATTAAACAGGGATAAACAGGATGAGTGAAACATATTTTCAGAAGGTCCGTGAGAGCGTTTTGGGAGACGTTGTACACGCCATGAAGGGAGGGCGTAATGAGGTGCTAAACAAGGCAGCCTTTACGCTCGGAAGGCACGCGCACCTCGCGCCTGCACTATTAGACGCCGCCATTGTGGATCTGCATGGGGCAGCCAAGCAAATCGGATTAAACGAGCTAGAGATAAAGGCGACCATTGGATCAGGCTTCAAGCGTGGCGGAGATAATCCGAAGAAGCTTGAAAACTCGGAGGCTATTCCGTACACGGCGAGCGAGTTCGACCGCCTAATCAGTAAGCTCGCGTCTTCGGATCTGTTGGCCAGAGACGATGAGACGCGCAACGACAAAATGAAGAAGGCGCGCGAGACGTGGGAGCGAAGCGTACCGATCACCAGAGAAAACAAGGATGCGGTAAGACCTGCGCTGCTATATCTTAACAGCCGTGGCCTCAGAGCAAGCTCCGCCACAAACATAGCGCGGTTTAGCCCAAGCGTGTACGACGGCCCTGCGATTATCTTTCCTGCGATGAACGAATCAGGTGAGGTGCAAGGCATACAGAGCGTATTGCTTACTCCCGAGGGACGTAAGCGCGAGCACAACGGCATCAGTAAGTACAGCCGAGGCGTGATGGCAGGCAACGTCATGCGCGTTGGCGATGGTGAGGCGATTATACTGACAGAAGGGCCAGAGGATGCATTAAGCGTACGTCAAAGCGTACGTGATGAGGCGACGGTGGTGTGTACGTTTGGCAAGGCCGGCATGTCTACTTACAACGTGCCAAGAGCCTCAGATGTTACGATATGCGCCGACCCAGATCTAAACGTAGACGCCGTGTCAGACGTGCTCAGTGGCGACGGGTCAACAAGTGTGTATGTCGTGCGCTTCAACGCACTTGGCGTCGATAACGTCAAGGACGCCAACGACTACCTACGCGAAGTTGGTGAGACCAAGCTGCGTGAAGCACTCGCGGTAGCTAAACCAGTGGAACAGGAAGTGCAAGAGGCATTAGAGGCCGAGAGGCAGTGGCCGACGCCCTTCACTTGGATCGACCCGAAGTTGATCCCTGCGCGGCGTTGGATCTATGGCAATCATTACATTAGATCCAACGTCAGCGTATTAGCGTCCGCCGGAGGCGTCGGCAAGACGTCGATGCAAATCGTCGAGGCTCTGGCCATTGCCACCGGTAAGCCGCTACTTGGCGAGGAGGTTAGAGAGCAGTGTAACGTCTGGGTCGTGAACCTCGAAGATCCGTTAGAGGAGATGCAGCGTAGATTAGTTGCAGCAATGCTACACTTTAACATTGCGCCAGAAGACGTTGAAGGCAGGCTGTTTTTAGACGCAGGACGTGACATGCAGATCATGTTTGCGAGCCAAGGACGTGACGGGATCGAGGTGCATGACGAGCTCGTTGACTACATGATTCGAAAAATTGAGCAGCATAAAATCGGGGTTACGTTTATCGACCCGTGGGTTGGAGCCAATCAGATCAACGAGAACGATAACGTGGCAATGAACGCGGCAGTTTCTGCGGTGCGGCGTGTCTGCGATGCGACGGACTGTAGTGTCGGATTGGTGCATCACATACGTAAAACAAATGGTGATGAGGCGACGGTAGACAGCGTGAGGGGCGCCGGCTCGCTTATCGGGGCGGCGAGGGCTGCGA